TAGGCTATACCTCGAACAACTGCTAACTCACTTTCTGAATAATTTGCCTTTTTGCATATGTCGATTATGACATCAAACGCTGCAAGAATAACATTAGCCGGCATACGCTTGTCAAACTTAGAATAATCACCGGCAATAATCCGGTTTTCGCCATGTTGAGCTAAATGTTCCCGAATGGATTCCCATTCTAAGCTTTGTACGACCGTACCCGGTCCTGTTTCGAATACAAAACGATTCTTCTGCATAAAGACAATCACAGAAAGAAGATGCATACGTACTACAAGTGTATATGCCATTCCAGATGCTGTAAACACTCGTGTCTTACCCAATTGGGCCTTCTCGAATGTCACAGGTTCATCTTTAAGGTGTCCACAAAAAATAGTGTGCACACGTTCACCACGTTGATACGTGGCAATCATGTCCTTGATTGTGTCTTTAATTTCATCAACTACATCCATATCAGTGGAAGTGGCCTCATCAATAAAGTACATCAATTTTGTTTTAGGACGCTTGTAAGGAGCTCCTGCACTTGATTTGCGATTCATTTTATCACAATATTCGAGTCCAGGACAACCATTGATAGCTACATCTAATGTGTACACATGTACACGAGAATAATCATTCATGCTTGTTTCCGCAATGAACATATCTCGAGCTGCATTTACTACATCATTATTGAGCAACACTACTGGTCTAGTGGTGTCATTCAAAGCCAATTCCCATGGTCGTTTGGACATATCAGGTCGCGTGCGATTAACATTATACCCATACTCAGTGAGAAAAGGTGCAATATAAGTCTCGATGACACTAGTTTGTCCACGCATTCTGAACTCATTAGAAAAAGAACCCAAAACATTAGCAACACCTGAATTCGCGCGGTGCGTTACACTCTGCGGGTGAAGTGGTCCTAGTGTACGCTTAGCTGATAGTGCAGAAACCTCCACACGACCCCGATTAATAAAATTCGGTTCCAAGCGTTGGCAACCAGCCACGACATCTTCCAGACACACCTTCATGGCAGCGACTTTATTGCCACCACCAAGAGTGTGAATTCCTAGAATCACCAAG